AAATAGTAGCAATTACTGGAGATGTTAAAGTCTTATTAGTAAGAGTTTGACTTCCTGTTAATGTAGCAACAGTTGAGTCAATTGCAATCGTAACTCCGCTTCCACCATCAAATGATGTTCCTGAAAGACCAGTTCCGATAGTCAAAGCATTTGTAGTGCTTGCCTTAATTGTATTTGTATCTCCAAGGTTGAACTGGGTTCCATTTACTGTAATGCTAGAATTTGTAAGTTTATTATTAGCAATTGAACCAGCAAGCATTGCATTTGTAACAGTTGCTGTATCTGCAGCGGTGATTGCCGTACCAGAAATTTTTGTTTTAGCAATTGCAGCGCTTGCATTAATGTCAGCATTAACAATTGTTCCATCTGCAATCATAGTAGATGTTACAGTGCCAGTATCTGTAGTGTATACACCATTTGTAACAGTTCCAGCATTTCCTGAAACATCACCAGTTACATTTCCAGTTAAGTTTCCAGTAAATGTACCAGCAATTGCACCTGTTCCAGTAATTGTTGGACTTGTAAGTGTTTTATTAGTTAATGTTTGTGTTCCTGACAATGTGGCAACAGTAGAATCAATTGCAAAAGTAGTTCCAGTTAAAGATAATCCAGTTCCTACTGTATAGGTTCCAGCACCAGAGAACTGAGTAAATGTAATTGAATCTGTACCAACAGTAGTTACATCTGCTGTTTGTATCCATCCTGTATTAGCATTTACTGTACCACCCTTAACAAATATAAAGTCACCAGCGGATACCTCACCAGCTACATCGTAATCTGTTGCACGACTTGGAGCACCATTTGCAGCAACAATATAAATACCGTTTTGTGATGCTGTATTTTGATTCTTTACAAGAATGCGATTTCCTGTTGAAAGGGTTACTCCGTCAAGAACATCATTATTTTCTACGCCATTATTAAGATTTACGTTTCCAGTTGTAGCAGCAACTACAGATTCGTGTATATTAATATTATTAACTGCAGCATCTACATATTGTTTTGTTGCTGCACCTAATGAATTAGTAGGATTTGCATTAAGAATTAAATTGCCCGTCATTGTTCCGCCAGACAGAGAAAGTTTTCCGTCTAACGCTGTTTGTGTTGCACTTGAAACAGGCTTATCTGTATCTGATGTATTATCAACATTTCCTAATCCGACATCACCCTTTACTATTCCAGAAGGGGAGGTGATGGTTTTGTTTGTAAGTGTTTGTGTACCCGAAAGAGTAACAACAGTAGAATCAATATCAAGAGTAAATGTTCCAGCATTGTCTACATATGTAGTATTAATTCCAGTTCCGCCAATAATAGTATTATTAATTTCATCTTGAACACGTTCTTGCGTATAATACAGATTTGTTCCTTCTGAAATATCTGTTGTTGTTAATGCACCAACTACTGTATCTGTATAATTTTCTGCAGTAGTAATTGCGGCTGCTATGTCGCTTGCTGTTTGTGTTCCTAAACCAGAAACATCAGCAGCATCTGCTGCGGTATAACCAAGTGCTGTATTAACATCGGTATCTGAAAGAGTTACACTTCCAGTTCTTGTATTAAATGTTGTTACGCCCGAGTTAGAAACTGCTCCAGTTGTATCATTATATGAAAGCCCTGTTCCAAGATTTAGTCCGATAGCATCTTGTGCTCTTTCGTCTGTGTAGTATAAATTAGATCCTTCTTCAATATCTGTTGTAGTAAGAGCATTGATTTGAGTATCAGTATAAGATTCTGCATTTGACTGTGCTGTTGCAATATTATTAGCAATTGTAGTAGAGAAGTTTGCATCTGATCCCAATGCGTCCGCTAACTCTTTTAGTGTATTTAAAGTTGATGGAGCAGCATTTACAAGATTAGTAATTTGATTATCGGTATAATCATTAGAATCTGAAATTGCTTGTCCCTTGGCGGTAGCAATAGCAGAATTTCTATTTGTTACTTCAGTAGAAATCGCAGATGAGATTGCAGATGAAATTGCATTATCTCTATTTGTAACCTCTGTTGAAATTGCTGAATCTGTATAATCATTTGCATTTGATTCTACGGTAGAAGCTGCTGTAGATATTGCATTATTTCTATTAGTTACTTCTGTTGAAATTGCAGTGTCAGTATAATCATTTGCATCAGATAGTGCCTGTAAAGAATGAGTTGATGCTGAATTGTCGGCATAAGATTTTGTTGCTAGATCTGCCGTATTTGTAATTCCGTGTATATTTGTTGTATCTGATTCATGTGTAGATATGGCATTATCTGTATATGTTTTGGTTGCAAGTGCTGATGTATCTGCAATTCCATGAATATTTGTAGTGTCTGATTCGTGATTAGATATGGCATTGTTTACAAAAGTTTGTGTTGCTAAATTTGCTGTATTTGCAATGCCATGAACATTTGTTGTATCTAAATTATGATTTGAAATTTCTGTATCTGTATAATCTTCTGCGGTATTTACTGCTGTAGAAATTGCATTATTTCTGTTGGTTATTTCTGTTGAAATTGCATCTCCAACAGCATTTGTTATTGCTCCATCTGCATACGATTTTGCAGCATTTTCTGCATCAAGAGCTGCTTGATTTGCAACATCTTCTGCATAAGTTTTTGTTGATAGGTTTGCTGTATCTGTTATTCCATGAATATTTGTTGTATTTGAATTATGAGAAGATACTAATGAGTCTGAATAATTTTCTGTTGCTATATTATAGTAATTTGTGTCATCTGCTGCTAGTTGCCAGTGATCTGTTGTTTCGTTCCATTTGATATTAGCCTTATCAGAAGAACCTCTGTCTATTCTAATATATCCATCAAGAGTTGGTGCTCCAGATTGCCCACCATTTAACACTATTTCATTATCTTTAACAATTAAATATGTTGTATCTATGGCTGTGGTATCACCAGTAACAGAAAGATTACCAGAAACTGTTAGGTCTCCGGAAACAGTAACATTGTCTGGGAGTCCAACGGTTATGTTTCCAGTAGAATTATTTACAAAAATTTCATTTGCGGTTCCTGTTAAACTTAAAACTCCAGTATTATTTAATGTTATGGTGTTGGCATTATCATCATATGATTTGCTTAATCCAGAACCCATTGTAAGAGCCGCATTTACGGCATCTTGGGATACCTCATCAATATCACCAACGTTTAAATAACTAAGTGATGACCATGCTGTGGATCCGTCACCAAACTTAATCTTTCTAGTATCTGATTCCAGACCAATTTCGCCAGCGGCTAATGTAGGATTGGCGCTTGTCCATTGTGCTGCCGTTCCTCTTCTTACTTGAATTCTTACTGTTGCCATAACTACTCCCTATTGTATCATTTATATTTTTATACTACCAGTGCACCAGAATCAAAAGTTAATGAAAATGAGGTGGTTTCTGGATTTCCACCATCTACAAATTTTGAATTTATATCCGGGCTAACTCCATTTGCCTGAACAATATAGGTGGGCTGTCCATTATAGTCTATTGACAGCCCCATATCCATAAAGGAAATATCGTTACTATCAGCAATATCTCTCCACTCATTGCTGACATAAATTTGTAATTTATTGGTTGTTGCGTTAAATGCAATAGGGGCAGATCCTAATGTTAACTGGTTTCCGCCGACAACTAAATCGTTTTTAACTTGAAACGCTTTATCTGAAACTGTCATTTAAGTTCACTATCCCCTAAATTTTGTTTTTAGTGGTGGATTTTGAAAGGATCCACCTAACCTTTAAAATTAATCAGCCCAGACCATTACTTGTCCAGAGGCAACCGCCTCTGTAGCATTGTGTCCTGCTGTTGGTGTTACTACTAGTGAAACTGTGGATCCAGATACTGTAGCTGATATATCTGCTAGGGCTCCATTTGTTGTAACCGTTGCATACTCTGTAATATGTAAATTATTAGATGAATCACGAGCAATCAAAACTTCTGATGCTTGGGTGTGACTACCACTTCTTACATGTACTACTAATTTAGCAGTTCCATAAGATGTATTCCAAGATAGTGGAACAAATGATGATCCTGAATTTGTATCCGCCCACCCAGAAACCATTTCGGTGTAAAAACCAAGCTTTACTCCCTTATATGTAGGTTCTGCGTTTGAATTTCCATTTGATATTGCAGTATCTGTATAGTTATTTGCATTTGTTTCTGCAGTTGCTGCGGATCCTGCTGCGTCATAATTTACAGCAAGTCCATCTGCATAAGATTCGGCAGCTGACTGAGCAGATGCTGCAGATCCTGCCGCATCATACCAAACATCAACTGTTGTTCGATCTATAGATACCTCAAGACCATCAACTGTGATTCCTGTTCCGGCAACAACTGCTCCAGAACCAGAGAATTGATTCCATGATTGAGAGGTAAAATCAGTTAAGTAACTGTTGGACTGTACCCATGATGTATTATTATATTGAGTGCCTTCCATAATAAATACTGCTGCACCAACAAGTTCGCTAAATGCATCTGCGTCTGCAGATCTTGTTAATGTATAGGACCCTCCAGATATAGCAAGATCATAAATACCATTTTGTGAATTTGTTGATTGGGCCTTTAAGAGAACTCTATATCCATCCGATAGAGTATGGCTATCAATTACAAGTGGTGTAGATCCAGTAAGTGGAATGTTCGACGTTGCAAGTACATTGACTGCCTGCTTCCAGTCTAATCCAGAAACTGCATTATCTACATATGCATTTGTTGCTATTTCATTACCAGCTGATACAGAACCAATATAGGCATTTGCACCTTCTGGATTAATGATTATATCTTTAGAGTCGGTATCAATAACCAGAGCATCTGTATTTGCTGATATTAAAGCAATAAATTGACCTACTGAATTATTTAATTCAATTTCTCCATTGATTACTGGTGTATCAAGTGTTTTATTGGAAAGTGTTTGTGTGTCTGTTGTTCCAACAACATTTCCAGTAACACCATGAGCGGAAGATGCATTTGTGTGTGTATCAAGATTATCCTGAACATTTCCTGCTGCGGTTGCAGCTGCTCCTGCTGGATCATAATTTACTGCTAATCCATCAGCATATGACTGGGCAGCGGATTGTGCTGCTGCTGCGGACCCAACTGCATCATAATTAGAAGCAAGGCTATCTGCATAAGATTCTGCAGCGTTTTGTGCCGATGAGGCTACTCCGTCTGCATAAGATTCTGCGGCAGATTGTGCGGAAGCAGCTGCACCTGCAGGATCATAATTTGATGCCAAGCTGTCTGCGTAAGATTCTGCCGCTGATTGTGCGGAAGATGCTGCACCATATGCATCATAGGTGTTTGCGGTTACAGAAATTTCTCCAGTGGAAGAACTATATGTAATTCCTGTTCCACCAGATAAAGCATTTCTTGCTCTTGAATTTGTAAAATAAAGATTTATTGAACCTTCTGATAAATCATCAGTTGTAGAGTCTGCTACTCCATTTTCTGCTGTAATTGTAAGGTTATTTGATCCATCTTTAGTAATTGTGATATTAGTTTTTGTAGCATCAGTAAGAAGTTTTGCTGCTTCTGCCTTGGCACGAGTATCTGTATAATACTTATTTGACGTGCCTTCTTCAATATCGTCTGTAGTAAGGGCATTTATGGATGAATCTGTATACCCTTCGGCAGCAGACTGTGCTGAGGATGCTGCCCCAGCTGCATCGTACCAAGTATCAGATGTAGTTCTATCAATTACAAGATTTGATCCGGATTTTGTAAGACCTGTTCCATAATTTAGTGTTAAATTACCAGAGCCATCAACATCAAAAACAGAATCAACTGATTTTACTAGGGTTGCTCCGCCAACAAGGTTAAGAATGTATGAGTCTCCGGCATCCTTTGTGAGGATATCGTTACCATTAACGGTTGCGGTAGAACCTTGGACCACCAAACCATTTTTTATAACAAAATTTTTATTTACTGTTGCCATTTAGCAACCCCCTAATTTAAACTTTAAGTGCTGTCCTATAATATCGTGCTGTAATTAACCCGGATATAGGGGTCACACATAGATTAATTATACCTGAGTTTTCCTCAAAGGTTACTGTAACCAATGAATTCTCGGTATTTGAAACTATATTAAACTCAGACATATTAATATCATTTCCATCATTTAATATCTTAAAAGATGAAGACTGGTATTCTAAGCCCTTTGATATTTGAAGTTCATACATTACTGTTCTATATGCTGATTTTGAAAAATAATCTATTACTGTCTTATTTTCAATTCCAGTAACTGTAAGCGAGTTGTTTCCACTAAGACCTAAATCTTCGGATACCGATCCAGCATTAGAATCTTCTAGTGAGCTAATTCTGTAATCTAATGAGTTTATATCCTCAGAACCATCAATGCCAACTTTAGACTGAATTGCTGTTACTGCATCATTTAGGTTAATGTGCTGTTCAGAATGTGAAGGATTTGATAATGGGTCTTGAGGATTTGGATTTACTAGATCATCTAAAGAGTTTGGAAAATTAGTTGCCAACTTCTCCACCGTCCAACAATGTTAAATCAGTAAATGATGGATCTGTTATTGTTGAATTTGGATTTCCACCACTAAAACCAATTATAACAGGTATTTGTTCCTGAACAGATGGTTCTGTATTAATTTCTTTAAATGTAACTTGATTTCCTATATCAATTGTATGAACATCTCCATCGTATGTATGTGTATGCATATAGAAAGGAGTTGGGTCGTCATTCTTTGCTAGTGTTACCCAAGTTGTTCCATTATGAATTTTTAAGGCTTTTTCGACTGTATTAAAAAATACATCGCCCTCCGACCCCGAAGGGTCAGAAGACAATGTTGTTAAGTTCAATAAAGACTTAAACTTTCTTGACATATTATCCTACTATTACTGCTCTGTATTGTGCGTTTGTTGGGGCCACTGCAAATCTAACGGTTACCGTTGTGGTTGTAGTATGCTCTACATCTGCTTCAATTTGTGAGTATGGTGATGAATTTTCAAACATTTGAACTGTAACATCTCTTGTATCAAGATTATGTGTAAGTGTGTAAGATGTTGCTGCGCCGTCTCCAACGTTTACAACATATTTTCTTACTCCATAACCTGATGCAAATTCAAGTGCTCCAGATGTTGTATCGAATCCTGTTCCTGGATTAATAGATACATTTCCGCTAACGAATTGAATGCCGTCACCAATTTTTACATAAGTGCCATCTCCGTCAACATCTAACCCACGAGTACCATCTGCAACTACATTGATTGATCGGCCATCAAGATAAATTGAATCTGAGCCAATGTATGTTCCTTGTCCTGAAAACTGTACCCAATCTTGGCCTGCAAATGAACTTATATAGTGATTGTTTTGAACCCATGAAGTACCTGCATAGGTATTTCCTTCCATAACAAATACTGCTGCACCCTTGAGTTCTTCGTCTGTATCTGCATCTGTTGTGCGTCTTCCAAGAAGCGTTGATCCATCTACATAAAGCTCATAAATGCCATTTTCGGATGGAGTTGCTTGTCCTGTAAGAAGAATTCTATATCCTGCATCAGCAAGTGTAAATGCTGCGTGTCCATCAATTGAATGGCCAACATTGTCTACAGCAAAATTTTGACCTGTGTCTGCAAGAAGATTTACCGCTTGCTTCCATGACAATCCAGAAGATAATGATTGCAGATCTGAAATCTTGGCAATTTCATTTCCTGCGGTAGCGGCTGATCCATAGAATGCTTTTCCACCATTTCCTGGAAGCAATTCAATATCATGAGATGTGCCATCAATATGAATCGCAGAATTTTCATTCCAGTCTGAAAGGTCTAGATTGCCATTGGATTCATTTCCATAAATATATCCAGTTACTACATCTCCAGCTTTTAATGTTCCATTAGTTTGGGTGTATCCATCTGGATTAATAATAATGTTTCCATTTGCTGTTGATAGTTGTAGATTATTATTAGCATTAATATATAAATCATTGCCATCAACATCAATTGAGCTATCATTAGATCCATCATTAAATGTTAATTGATCTCCAACAGTTTTATTGGTAAATGTTTGAGTATTTCCAGCTGTTGTAATTTCGTGTTCTGGAAATGCCCCGGTGGCATCATTGCCCCAGTGAACATATGCTTTACCAGTTCCACCATTATCATTACCCGGATAAAGAATGATATCGCCATCGTTTGAACGAAGTGCTAAATCGTCTCCAGTTGTAATTCTGGTTGTTCCGGTATATGAGTGAGTAATATTTAATTTAGTATTACCGTTTCCATCTTGAATTTCAACTTCGCCATTAATAGTTGTCTTATTGTTTGATGCCTCTACTTTGAATGAATCTGAACCATTAGCTTTCTTAACCTTAAAGGTTCCATCGTAATCTGATTCATCTACCCAGCTTTCGCCTACTATAAGGGAAGTTTTTACTGCTACATCATCTGGAAGTCCTACAGTTACATCGCCTTGACCATTGTCTGTAACTTCAATTTCATGATCTGTGCCAGAAACCGATTGAACTACAGCGTTAGAGTTTAAATCTCCAATAGTTGCAATGCGATTATTAGAGGAGGCGGAACCAATATAAGAATTGCCATCTGCACTAAGAATAATATTTCCAGCATCAGACACAATATTAATATCATTATTTGATTCAATGTCTAATGCATAACCAGTATGTAAGGTTAATTTACCAGTGTTATTGTCAACATCTAAATAGTTAGCAGATCCACCTGCCCCACCGCCAGATTGAAAATATGTAGGCCCTTGAAATGTTTTATTTGAAAGTGATTGTGTATCTGATGTTCCTACTACATCACCAGTTACTCCGTGAACGCCAGTTGTTAAATCATTATGATCTGAAATCCATCCAGACACATCATCTGGGCTAACCGTTCCTTGAACCCAGGATGAACCGTTGTCTACATAAAGAACTGTTGCTTCTGTATCAACATATAATGTACCAGCTTTTGATGCTGCTGGACGGGATGCAGTATTTCCAAATTCTACTGATCCACCTGCAATCCATTGTGAACCATCGTAAAACTTTAATACATTTTCTACCGTATTAAAGTAAATCTGACCTGCCACTGGTGAGAGCGGATCAGACGCATTATTGTGAATTCTAGCATTAATTAGCTCATTTTTATTGAGATTAATGCCAGTTGCGAATAATCTTGCCATTTGTTTTCTCCTTTATGACAGGTATGCTGTCCCTGAAAATGGTTGTGCCATTGTCAGTCTTATATTATTAGTGTCTATGTAGTCAATACCAGTTTCTAGAATATCTCCAGCGCTTGTTTTAATTGTAGCGTTTGGAAAGAAGTTAAGGTTGTGTGTTATATCAACATAATAGTATTCTGGTGAAGGATTAAATTGTACTTGAGCTAATTCCCATGAGGTATTATAAGCAAATTCTGATCCTTCTTGTACTAATCTTATAACCGTAGCGCCAGACCACGAAGTTTCTAATAGCTTTGGGCCATAAAAATCTGTTGTCTGCACATTATAATAAAAATCTCCAGCAACACCGAGATTGTTTGCTGGAGCACCAGAACCATTAAGTATTGTTCTTCCACGAGGACCTTGTGGGCCTGGTGTGGATATAATTAATTTGTTTACTGGTTCATGAATAATTATTTTATTATCAGCCATTAAATAGTCACCGATCTACTAAGAGTTAAGAAACCTTCTATTAGTTTGGTTTTAACTGCATTAGAGTCGGTAAGCATTAAATCGTAAGAAGACTTTGGATAAAACAATTTATTTGTCTGTGTAGGTGTCATTCTAACGGTTAGCTTACCGTTAGGAGCATCTATAGTAATTCCGCCATTGGGCGAGGTTAGAGTAAATGCCAGTTTTGACCCCCCTTTAGTATCTCGTACCTGCATTTTTGCAAATGCGCCATCTAGATCTATAGGGTTATCGTCCTGATCTTTATATTCTAACTGAATTGTGAAATTAGCGTTTTGATCTATTTCCCAATTTTTTTGTACTGCCATGTGCGAAAATCTCCTAATAGGAAAACTCCTACACTAATTTTAGCATAGGAGTCTTCCTAATCATCTGAAATTTTACTTATGTGATTTGAATCCAAAGCTTGAATCGTTTGGATTTAGTGCCTTCAAAAGAACTGGAGCTACAGCGGCAATTCCGCCCTTAATTAAATCTCCAGGGTTTGTATTTCCGGTCATATACAATGCCAATGCAGCAGATAGGAATGCCCTACCATATGATGCCATTGCTGCTAAAATTTGCTCTTGCACGGTAACCTTTCCATCGTTATTGAGATCTTTTTTCATAGACCCTCCTTCGAGGCACGGTGCCTCTAAATTGGCCGAAGCCTAGATATATTATACACTCAAGAAGATATATCTACAATCTCACAATTTCCATCAGATGTACATGCAAGTGTTTGTGTTCCGCTTGTTCCATCTTCTGTTTCATAAAATGAAAGATCTTGCCATCTAATTGATGACGGCATCTTTGCTAACAACTCTAGATAATCTACTTCGCTTACTTCTTGATACGGTGCTTGCTTATACGAGTGATCTGAATAAGGTAAGAATGAAATTCCAGAAACTTCATCAAAGTGCTTATATACCCAAGCACCAACTTCCATCCATTCTTCTTCTTTTACAGAAACTGTAATTGATGGTTTGTGTTCACACCATTCTCTTTGGTAAGCTAACCAAATGTTTAGGTGATCAATAGCAGTTAAATCACTTCTTAGGATTGCACCTTCTGGGGCTTTAACTGGAAATGAAAATACATATGTATCATTCGGCTTCATAAAGTCATCTTCTACTGGTATGCCAACTTCTTTTAAGAATAGTGATAGTGGATCCTTTTTATCTCCACGAACTGTTCTAATATAGTATTGAGAATGCCATGGGTGCATTCCAGATGATACACCGACTAGTTGTGATACGGTTCCGGAGGGCTTAACACAAGTAATAGCAGATGATTCTGAAATACCAATTTTCTTTGCTTCTGCCTTATTTGTATCTCTAGCAACATTTCTTAATTCAGATAATGCCTTTTTTAATTCTTCCATATCTTCTTTACCAGAAAAGAATTTGTTTCCAAATTGTCCGGTCAATGAAACACCAAGTAATCTTTCTTCTTCTGTATTATCTTTCCATATTTTACGAAGATACTTAAAGTCTGTTAGCGTGGATTGCCAGGTTCCAAGTATCGTTGCCAATCTAACCTTTGTTGCAACGGATAAAATTGTATCGTGTTCTCGAATAACAACTTCTGACAAATTACAGAATTGATATGGTCTTAAAATAATTTCCGAACACGGGTTTGTTCCGTAATGAATTTCTGGATCTCTTCTTCCCCATCTTGCTGCCTGCTTTTGTGCTGCAGCAACATTATATATACCACGCTCGCCTGATTTAGAATCATATAGGTTTTTCCACTCTGTAATAAACTGTTCCATTTCTGGTTTACGAGAATATGCAACAGAATTATTAGAAAGGGCTCTTTGTGAATTCTGTTCCCACCAGTTTCCAAATTTAGCGGAAGCCATTTCAATATCATTAATATTTGAAAGGGAAATCATTGCGGAACGACGAACCCCACCAACTACAACAATTTCACCAATCTTGCACATAATATCATGGCATTCAATTGGTTTTAATTGTCTACCTGCTGCTGATTTAAACTTTGCAATTGTAAAATCAAAAAGATTAATGAGTGGTTGCGGTCCAGATGATCTTCCACCCATAGTTTTAAGTCTTGCTCCTGCTGGTCTAAGTTTAGATACATCAATGGCTGGAATCTGCCCTGCCCATAACATTGCAAGGAGTTCTCTATATGCCTTAGCCCATCCGGTCTTTGAATCCTCTACAACAATTGTTGTCGTTGATTTTTCAAATGATTCAGGAACGGAAGGAAGTTTATTAACATACTTATACTCAACAGAAAATCCAACTCCAGTTCCGCACATAAGAATATACATTGTCTCATCAAATGAACGAGGTGAATCTACTGGAACAAATGAACAGTTATATCCAGCAACATGATCTCTTGCTAAAGCTGGTCCGGCAGTCATTACCGCTCTCATAGAAGGCATTACATCCCTATTGTAAACAGCTTCTTTAATATCATTTAAAAGTTTTTTATCAACAGTATAATTATAATTTTCAGATAGATGGGAAGTCATATAGTTGAAATATCTATCAACAGTTTCAGCCCATGTCTCTCTTCTATTTTGTTCTGGTATCCATCGTGCATATCTGGACAATGCAATGAAATTTTCGTAATGATTATCAATAATATTAGACATATAGGCCTTTTCTGTTGTGCAAACAACCTGAGTGATTTTTTGTGATAACTACTATTCTATCAAAATAAATTTAAACAAGATAGACCTTTATAATATTTTACATAACTTTTATGTCACATATATTAGTCAACTATAAAAATATTTTTTAGTAAACTAACTTGACATACCCTTTAATTCAATGTTATTATTGTATTTCGTTATCTCTAAAGGAGGAAATGCCAATGGAGAGAGTCAAACTAGCTTTGAGCGATGTTGTCCATAATTGGACAGTGATAGGAATGATAATATTATTTTTATTTACTGTCAATCCTGGACCAACAAAGAGCGAAGCAGTGGTTGTAAAACCACAAAAAGTAAAAACTGTAGCACAAATCAAGAAAGAAACCTTAGAGAGGTACAGTAAAACTGTTTACAAGCCCTCTGATAGCCTTACAGGGCTACAACTCAAAGAGTTGCTATCAACTGTAGGGTTTGAGGGAAAAGCCCTTAAAACGGCTTGGGCCATTGCTATGAGAGAGTCTAATGCTCGACCTAAAGCATATAATGGTAACAGGAAAACTGGAGACAGTTCCTATGGAATTTTTCAGATCAATATGTTAGGTCAACTTGGCATAGATCGTATGAAAAAATTCAATCTGGTTTCAGATAAACAATTATTTGATCCAGTAAAAAATGCAGAGATAACGTATTATATGTCAAAACACGGAAGTGATTGGCATAGCTGGAAGGGACTTAACCCTGCAGCTAAAAAGTGGTTAAAGTATTTTCCAGAATAGAAGAAAATGAACAAGATACAATACGTATCAACATATATATCACTTGCACAAGAGGGTCTTGTTACTAGCTTGGATTGTCCACTAGATCAAGGCCCTCTTATGTGTAATCTTGAACAAAATGACGATGAGGATATAGTATTCTTGTATTGTTTGTCATGTTCTTACAAAAAAATAGTTGGTCTTAGTCATTTTAATACAATAAAGTCGGAGGTGGATAATGCAATCAGAAGAACACAACATTGAAGATAACCTGCCTATGGTTAATTACATTATGTTACATAGGATATACGATATGCTAACTCTTATTGCCACCGAGCTGGTGGGCGATGATAAGGTATCTAAAATGATTAACTATCATAGCGAAGGGTATTTACTTGGCCCTTCTCCCTCTTATTCACCCAATGAGGAATAATTCTAAAAACCAATAAATGCCAAAAAGTGTACAAAGTGCGACGGCAGTGCTTCGGCGAGATAGAAAATTGCTTATATTCATAATATTAATTTTAACATGATAAAATATATAAATGAAGTTTAACTGGATGCATAGGTATGAGTGCTCAGAAGATTCAAAGGGTTTATTACAAATGGTTAAATCTTTTGAGGATCATGGAGTGGAGTCTGTATTATTACCTTATGGAAGTGATGGTACTGATTATTTTATACATATTCCTGATTTTATTAAAATAACAAAAAAAATAAATTTTATGATGGCAATAAGACCATATTCTGTAAGTCCGGAATATGTTACAAAGTCATTTAAATCAATAAATAATTTTGAGCCTAATAGATTATCTATTAATGTAGTTGCTGGGTACTTTGATTCTGTAGAAGAGGATATAGTTTTTAAAAAATATCATAGAGAAATATCTGAAATAGATACTTCTGAAAAAAGAGTAGCCTTATGTGACATATGGATTCAAAAATTTATAGAAATAATGAATAAAGATTTACCAAGAATATGGATGGTAGGTACATCTGATAAAACAATAGAAATAGCAAATAAATATGCAACAGATTTCTTAGTAACACAACAGTTAATTAATGAAAATAAGATTAATAAAATTAAGGCAAAAAAATGTTTAGTCATAAACCCAATAATAAAAAATAGTAAAAAAGAAGCACTAGAGTATATATATTTAAATGGCTTAAGAGAAGAAGATACTATTTTTGGAAGTCTAAATGATGTTATTGGTCAAGTAAATTATTTGTCGAATAAATTTAATACTGATGAATTTTTAATTCATACTGATCAAACAGATATAAGTAATATATTACATTTAGTTAAATACTATAAAGATAATCAGTCTTTATAAAAATCTATTTCGTAGTTAAATCTATTTGAATCTTCTAGGGTCCATTTAGATGCATCTTCTACATCCCATTTATAAGTATTAATAAGACGATCAATAACAAGTGCGCCGGGTTTTGTCACGAAAGAAGGCTCTAATAACAATACTCTATTATTAGGTTGTATTGCAAAATTACCATCATCTCTTTGTATAACATGTCCACATTTATGCTGGCCGGGATTTTCTGAATATCCATCATCTAATCTATTAGAATCACCAGAGTACCAGTCAAGGGTGAATAGATACTTCCCCTTGATTTTATTCTTATTTCGATCTGTGTAATATGTTACCATATTTTTAAGATTATTAAATTGAGTTACAGATACAAATGGACTAAATGAGTTCCATAGCACAAGGTTGTGGATATCTACTTCAGGTATTCCAGGTTTTGTGCAAAAGGCATTGATAGGCATTCTCCACCATAACCCGCCATCTTCCATCATTAAGTGAAATAGAGGAGATCTTCCAGGTATTGAAGCTACACCAAAAATAACACATGGAAAGTAGAGATCATGACTATCTTCTTGATTACGCAAAAAGTTTCCCCGAACATAACATTCTATTGGAGGGATATTTGCGTTTAACTCTGGCATTATTCCGCCAAATACTTACTTGAAATACTGTTCCAGTATTTTTCACCTAAAGTTGGTCGATGTTTTAACTTAAGTGAAGAACCGTGCTCTTTTAGCAATTCTATTAAATATAAAACATTATCGTGTTTTCTTTGCTTTCGAGCAAAGTTCTTCTTATATCTCTTATGTCCTCTTTGTTGTTGAGCTTTACCCATACCTTTATGCATTTAAAGATTAAACCTTTACTTTATATATATACATATATTATATATGATACTTGGGAAATTATGATTTTTAGGAAATGCCCCCCTACCCCCCATAAAATAAATTATGAAGAATAGAGAGAGCTTTCACTAAATTTCAATTGTTGACACTTGGTCTAATTGAGTTTCCAGTGTAACGCCCCCACAAACCAATACTAGTATACCGTGTGAAAAATTCTTAAGTCAATACTTTTCAAAAACTTTTTTAACAATTGTTGATATGACAATCACATATGCAGCGTACTTCTTTATCTAAATGAGTATACGATACTGCACAAAGCTCGTGATGATTATCGTTACACCACCCAAATGGAAGTTTTTTGTTCATTGTAGTATTTTATATTATTAAATAATTCTAGTCAACTAAGATATAGATATATCAAAATGTTAATAAAAAATTTTTTTTACTTGATGTCTTCGATTAAACCTTTTACAAGGAACGATAGCAATACCAGATAGTATGAGATGATTCCGGACGCAAATAAAAATTCAATCATAAATTTATTATACAAGATAAGCTTTGAAAATCAGATTTCTAAAAATGTTAATATAATTTTATTTTAGGAATGTTCTTCTAAATATGCAATTGCGCTTTTTAATGTATTAATATTATCTTTAACAGCACCTAAAGCCATATTACATTGGGAACAAAGAAGTTTTCTAATACACTTCTTGCAAGCCTTACCTTTTCCACAACAAGTATGATCATGATCAACAGATAATCTCTTTTTATTACTACTAGGTTCCTCATTTTTACAAATATAGCATTTCCCATCTTGTGCATCAAACATGGCTATATATTCATCTGGAGTAAGTTCCATCTTTTTTAAATTATGCAAGATACCAATAGATTTAGCACAATTCCTACAATAACTTATTTTATTTCCGCCATTTTTTGGAAATTGAGTGAGTGGTTTAATTTCTTCGCATTTACGACACTGTTTAGACTCTCCATCTTTATACATAACCCTCATGCTTCTTGGGTATTTTATTTTATGATATGCAGATCTGCATTCTTTACACCAATAGTCTTTCCCATCAAGATTTGCAGCATTAATAGCGAACTCTTTTAAATCCCGTTTTTTTTCACATTTAGAACATATTTTCATGTTAACATTTTATCATATATAGTATAAAAATGTTAATTCAAATTTTACATTTTGTTAATTGGCTAAAAATTTGTATGATCCCCATTTTGGTAGAAATTGGACATTTGGGATAGTGCGCCCATATAGTTACAAATAGATGAGTTTTGTAGATACCCTACAATCCGACACAAAAATCTTTGTAGTTTTTTGACTTGAAATTTCCGATTCTGTCTGATACGCTTATGCTATAAGAAAAATTAAAAAAAGAAAGGTAGGTCAGAAAATGACTACACTAAATAAAAATGAAATAATCGAATACTTAATCGAAAACGATTTTTGCGTAACCGATAAAGTTTGCGTATTCTGCTCAACCCTAACAGATGGTT